ATTTGTTCTTAATCCTTCAATGTTGTTTCCATTGAATTTTATTGCAGGCAATACTACGGCTCCTGAACCGGAAGGTGCAAAAACGATGTCATCATTACTTCTTACTGCACTGATTTCGTTGCCTGTGAATGTTAGTGTGTCTGAGCTTATCCCTGGTGAATTGTAAACTTCTGTGAACATGGTGTTCACATTGATCATTGCGTCACGTAACGTGTCACCTGTGCCGTCGTTGGCGTTTGTACCTACATTTAAATTAATTCTTGGCATTTTACGTGTTCATAACCTTTCTTACTACCGTTACCGTGTGCGTGTTAGTATTACTTATCGTTCCACGTAGGCGTACATTTCCGCTATCTATATCAGCACTGAATGTGACAGTGTCTTGTGAAGCATTTGTGGTCCTACCAAAAACAGAGAGGAACGCATTACTGCCATCGTGGGTGACAGCCACGTCACAAATCTCATAAAGTCCGAGATCACCACTGGCAGAATCACTAATTGACACAGTGTATTTGGCACCTCTGAATGTGCTGGCCGAAAACGAATCCAAGGTTTTGATAGAACTTGGATTTCCTGCCGCCCTACCCAACACCAATTTGTGTATGTTGACTGTGGTGTCTGTGTTTTCCTGATTATTACGTGCCCTCAATTCTACGTTGTCTCCGTTGACCGCTGTTGAAAAATCCATCAGTCTTGCAGTGGTAGAATGTGTGCTGATGTTGGCACCTTCTTGCATTATGAATGCGTTTGTGCCATCAGTGACAACGCCAACATCTGCAATCTGTGATTCATTATCCCCATTTTTGCCGACAATGATATATTGAGCACCTTGATGTGTGCCATGAGCAAAAGAGTCAATCACATCATAGGCAAATTCATTCTGTGCCAACAAGTGTATCCTGAACGCATTGACCGTTGTGCTTGATCCTGAACTTGATGCGGCACTCAATGTCACGGTGTTTGATCCATCGTGTGCGGCTGTCAAAGTCAGCTGTCCTGTGGACTTGGATGACACAGCAGGTCCATGTGTCACAAAAGCGTTTACGCCGTTTGTGACCACCGTGGCTTCTGAAATAGATGCCGCTGATTCACCGGAGTTATTTGCAACTATGACATAGTGGGCACCGTTATGTGTTGAGTCAACAAAAGTATCAATGGCAGTCGCCGCACTTGAAACTGTGACTGCACCAATGGTGTTGAAGTCTGTGCCTGTGGCATCCGACTCATCGTCGGCCAATCTTATTCTATAAAATTTTATTTTGACATCAGGGGTCTGTGGATCTGCCAATATTCTCACATTACCACTGCTGTCTATATTTGTTGTTAGTGTCACAAGAGAAGTGTTAGAATTATGTTGATTGTAAGTTGTTATAAAAGAATCTGTGCCGTCATGCACCACTAATGCCTCCATGTTAGTTACGTGTCCATTGAGTGTATCATCGGCAGAAATATAATATTTTGCTCCTCTATAGGATGCCTTAGCCCATGAGTCTAACACTGTTAAATTATCTGTAGGTGCCTTTAATCTTACCGCATATGCTTGTACAGTGGAAGCTCCAGAAGTAGAACTTGCTTTTACACTCACAATGCCCGACGATATGGTTGCCGAAATTTCCAACATGTCAGTGCTTTTTGAACTGACATTAGGACCTTGTGTGACAAAAACATTTGTTCCATCCGTGATTACATTGGCCTCACATATAAAGTTCTCATCAGATCCTTTTTGTCCTGTGACAACATAATGCACAGCATCTGTTACATCTGCCGGAAAACTATCAAATTCAGTAGCTGTGCTAGACACAATGGTGTTTCCTATGACTTTTCGTGTGCTGTCGCTGTTTGCTTCCTCAGATTCAGAGTCGCCAAATGCCACTATTCGGTTTACTATAACTTTTGTACTGCCACCTGCTGTTGCAGATCCTCTCAATCTAAAAGATGTTCCATTTATGTCCGCAGTCAAACTTATAAGACTGTTGTTGCCGGAAAAGAATTCGTTGTATGTTGTGATGTATGCGTTGGTTCCGTCGTGTGTGACCAATGCCTCAATGTTGCTGGTTTCACCTGTCGATTGATTTTTGACATTGATAAAATATTTTGCACCGACGTGTGCTCCGTGTGATATTGCATCCAGTGTCGTCACAGAGCTGTCGATGATGTCCACATGCATAATGTCATGCACCAAAACTAGTTCTCCTGTATAGCCTGTTGAGTCATCATCGCCTATGCCCACCCTAAAATATGCCATGGTGTTTGTTGGTGTGGTGGATCCGTCTGCATCTGTGGCTCTCAACCTTACTGATGCTGAACTGTCTCCTGAAGCGGTGATGTCGGCGTCAAAGGTTGGATGATTGTCCGCAGGGTCTGTTCTGTTTACCGCCGAGGATGTTACAAACGCATTTGCAAAATTATGTAAGACCGAAACCTTTTGTGTTTCCAAACTGCCATGCACTAGGTCACGTGTAATCACATGATACAACGCTCCGTTATACTGACTGGCTGTGAAATCATCAACAGTTCTTTCTGAAGCAAGTAAAGATGTAACCTCTCCGGATGAGGTAACGTGATCTATGACAGTTTCTGTGTTTCCACCTGCTGTAACGCCGGCATGTGTTCCTATGTTACCGGATGTTGCAGTTGTGGTGTTTGGTCCAAGTCCAACAGCAAAGAATGCCAAAGCATTTTGCACGGTTGTTGACCCATCACTGACTCCTGTTGCCTGTAGTTCGACATTTGAGCCGTTTATTGCAACATCATATGAATTGATATCATTCATGGCACCTGACTTGTTGATAAACGATTCTGTAATGAATGCGTCCTCGGTACTGCCATCACTGGTGACTCCATGATTGACTGATAATTTGTTAAGTATGAATTCACTATTTGTCACATCCTTTTGCACAGTGTGAAACCACACACTATCGAAAGAAGTTTTTGCAAACGAATTAATTGTTTTTTGACTACTGACATCCGGACTGGCAGAGCCACGGAAAGTCATTGCGTCGATTGTTGTGGATGCCGTGTTACTGACAGTCTGTGCACCTATGATATTTTCAAATGTGCCACTGCTATCTGACTCATCATCTGCCAATGCTACCCTGTACATGGTCACCCTACAGGTTCCTGTGGTACCATTTGCTCCTCTTAACCTCACATTGCCTCCACTTATGTCTGCCGTGAAAGTGGCCAACGGAGTATTTTCGGCATTGGTTATTATTGTGTTGTAAACATTAATAAATGCATCACTGTTGTTATGCACAACAATGGCCTCGCTGTTTTGAACTTCGTTGGTGGTCGTGTTGTTGACCGAAATATAGTACTTGGCACCTCTATAAGTTCCTGTACCAAATGAATCTAGCGTTGCGGCGGCTGAATCAAGATCTGCAACAACAACGGTCGACACAGCTCCGTCACTGAATCCAGAAGAATCGTTGTCTCCCAACCCAATTCTGAAAAAGGATAATGCAGTTTCATCTGATCTCGTTGAGTCCGATAGCAATGGTGACTCCGCTTTGAATCTCACTTTACCTACAGCACTCCTAATGTCCGATGACGTTCCAATAATTTTGTCATCGTTCTGTGTTTTTATTATAAAAGATTCCAAATCAAAAGCGTCGAACGTACTTCCATCTGATGTTCCTTGTGCGATTGTTTTTTTGAAAGTAGAAAAATGTATTGAACTATCTGCAGAAGCATGTCTCTGTAAAACATAGTACCATGCACTGTCATATTTTGACTGGTCAAATTCATCAACCACACTTTCTGAATCTGTTATTGATTCGTGGGCTCCGTTGGCTCTGTTTGCTGAAAGTTCTGTGGTTTCGGAAAAACCTATCGTGTTCTGAGCATCTTGTATTTGTGTTTCACCCAAAGCGATAGGTACCGTTACGAATGTTAAAGTTTTAGATCCGTCTGTTCTTAAGAATTGTCCAGTTGCTCCATCCGAGTTTGGCAATGCGAATCCGTTTACGACAACCGTACCTGTGCCACTGCCTGTGAATTCAATGTTGTCATTAGAAAGTTTTGCTTTAACAACGTTATCTGTGATTATTGTTCCTGACGTTGAAAGCGTATTGTCTCCTATTGATAAAGAACTGAAAGTTCCAGCGCCTGGTGTGGTGCCGCCAATAACAACATTGTCTATCGAACCTCCGTCCAGGTCTATGGATCCAAAAACAATTTTACCTGTTCCGTTTGGTTTAAGTTCCAAATTGCTATTGGACTTGGTGACTTTGATCACATTATCGGATAGACTAAAACTTGAATCTATTGTTAGATTGGATATGTTGACAACACCAGTTCCTCCTGGCGTCAATCGTAAGTCAGCATTTGAACTTGTCGAAATAATATTGTCATTAATGGTAATATTATCAATTGGTACAGGAGCCGCAAATGTTGTTGAGCCAGTTGACCCATCATTAGCTGACAAACTACCGAATGTAGAAAGTCCTGATACATCTAAATTACCTGTTGTTGATAAATTTTCGTTTCCGAAACTAATTGCTCCGGATGAATCGTTAATGATTCCATTCAATAAATCCAACTGTCCAAACTGTGATCCTGTTGCCGCAGAAAGCGTTCCTGTAGTGGTTAAGTTTTCATCTCCAAAACTTATTGATCCACCTACAAAATTGACTATCAGTCCATCGCTTAGATCGATATTTCCAAACTGTGATCCAGATGCTCCAGATATTGTGCCATCAACCGTTGCCGCTCCTTCTACTCTCAACGTGCCATCAACGTTAACATTTTCGTTGATGTTTATAATTGTAGAATCATCTGAACTTATAGTTGTGCCAGAAAATCCCACGCTTGAAATTTTTATTTTACCAGACCCGCTAGGAACAATTTTTAAATCGTCGTTAGTGCGAACTGTTTGAATATTATTATCATTAATTTTTATTCCAGGAAATACGATAGTGCCTGTGCCACTTGGTTTAAGCACCAAGTCTGCGTTCGATGATTTTGTGCTAATATTATTTCCAATAAAGGATATGTCAGATTTTACTGTATCAAAGTCAAAGACTTCAGTAAAGTTGTCGTTTAACTTATTACCGGCGATTCTTATTGTATCACCTGTTCCGTCGTTACCTGCAGATCCTACATCAATTATTTTTTGGGCCATATCGACTAATATTTAGTGTATTTTGATATATGCGCCTAGTGGCTATTAGCCAGTGCTTATTTTGACATCGTTTCCTGATCTAAACAGTCTACCTGCCACTCCTGGGTCCGAAGTTGGAAGTGCTGTGAAATCTACCTGTGCTCCGGAAACTTCTAAATGGCCTGCCACTGAAGTTTTTGTGTGTCCCACTCTAAATCTTTCTGCTAATGAAGAACCATCATGTGTTTTTACAAAAACTTCATTTGACGTTCCCGATGTTCCATCCATCTTCAGTTCCGCTCTCACATTTCCGCCGGATTGTTGGAAACTGATTCCAGGTGTGTTTGCGTCTGCTGTTCTCTGAAGTGTAATTACTGCATTTGGTTTCTTGATGTGTAGGTCTGTGTCCGGTGAACTAACTGAGCCAATTCCAACCTGTCCGCCTGCTTTCAGCAATATGTCTCCGGTACCATCTGTTTCTAGTGTGATGTCGCCGTTTGTGCCATCAGTAATTACGATTGTTCCTGAATTTGTTCCAGCGTTGGTGCTTAAAGTCAAATTTTCAGTGCTACCGGTCGTAACTGTTTCTACGTCCACCCTACCTGTGACCGAAACACCATTTGCAGTTGTTTCGAACTTTTTAGTGTTGTCATGATAAAGTTCAACAGCCCCATCGGCAACACCCTTCAACATAGTTTCTGAACTGCTATCCTTGCCTAGTATTACATTGTTGTCACTCTGTAGATAAAGGCTTCCAGTTCCTGTCTCTCTTATAATTGAATGACTTCCGTTATGGAATATCTTTAGGTCATCGGCATCACCAAATCCTACATAGTTGTCAGTGGTACTGCCATCGTCTACTGATAAAATGCCTACGACTTTTACTTTACCTGTGCCTGCCGCTGTAAGTTCTAGATTGGCGTTGGAAGCCGCAGTTGTGATTGTGTTGTCGGTTATTGTTATTCCGCCGTCTACGTCTAAAGAGCCCGTGACTTTTGCTCCACCACCTTGTACTCTGAATGCTTCTGCCAGACCACCTGCTACCGTAAAAGTCTGGAAGATCAATTCGTTTGCTGTTCCGCTTGTGCCATCGAATAGGATCTTCGATCCGGATGTGCCTGCCGAACCTATGAAATCTATGCCAGGGACATTGGCATTGTCTTGCCTTTGAATTTTAAGGAAAGGTGTAGCGGAAACCAATCTTAAATCAGTGTCTGTTGTGACTTCACCTGTTCCTGATGCAGATAATTCTAAGTTTGCATTTGATGCCGATGATGTAATGGTATTATCTGTAATGTCGATGCCATCATCTATGTTTAACACACCAGAGACTTTTACGCCTCCTGTGCCGTTACCTGATAGTGTTAGATCACCATTTGTTATCAATGATGTGATTGCGTCATCTGTGATCTGTAATTGATCGACTTCCACAATTCCTGTGCCGTTGGGTTGAATAACAACATCACCGTTAGTGGTCTCGTTTGTGAGCCTTCCACCCAGACCTGATGCTGACAGATCATCAAAAACTTCTATAAAATTGTCGTTGATTTTGTTCATGGCGGTACGCAAAGTATCGCCAGTTGCTGAATTTCCTTCTATTCCTACGTCTATGTTTAATCGTGCCATATAATCTTTTTGTGTATTTATTAAATAAAATTGATGTTCATCGAGACTTTAAAAACGATGCGATTGTACGAACGCCAGTCAAAACTGGGCACCTACCATACGTTTCACCGAAAAAATACCGTATATGTTTTCAAGTGCGATTCCTGTGGAGTGCAATTTTTGAGGGCAAGAGCGAAGATAGATCCCGAAAGAGCAACCAACGATTACAAGCACGTTTGTTCTTATTGTGATGTTAAAAAGTTTGCCCAAAAACAAGGCGTAAAAATGCGTAAGGTATACAAACTGGATTGCTCAAGCACGTACACACTTTAATATTGCATCCAATTGATCTTATCACGCTCTCCATCGATCCAGCGTTTTAGGTCAGCGTATATTCCCACTCTAATATTTGATTGATCAAAGTAGTGTCTAATGAAAGGATTAAGGTTGATGTATTCTCTCCGGTTCACAAAATAGAAATTTGTTTTTGGATATTTTCTAAAAGTCTGCCTAAGATGGAACAACCATTCATATTTTAAATATGCCTTCATGCTTATTCTTGAAGGATAATTGTTTGAATTTTTATAGATATTGTTTTGTTCTCTGCTTTGCACACCTTCCTGATATTCCCATTGTCTTGAACCCAATATATCAAAAGCCAATATTATTATATTTTTTATTCCGGATTCCGCCGCCAACAAGATCGCTGAACAACCAGATCCCCTGTGTTCAGAAAAATCCAAAGTTCTAATCTTGGTACTGCGTTTGATATCACCGCCTCGCCATATCCTATAAAGTTTAAGTCCTTTTGGTATGTCAGTGGGATCATCTCCTGGTATGATGTAGTTCCAATCCACAATGTCATCTGGTCCATATATCCTCGGTGACTCTTTGCCATTGTTGTGCCATGCTTTTAATTCCTCATACATTGGTGGATTTACAGCAACTATGTGATCACACAACAAAGGATGGTCTCTATAGATTGCGTTACAACCCCATACCTGGCCATGGCCTTTTAATTGTTCTATTGGAAATATGTTTCTTGATTCACCGTTGCCGATTATGAATGCTGTGTCCATTACACCCCAAATGATTCTCCACAACCACAACCGGACTGTGCATTAGGATTTGATATTTCAAACTGTGCACCAAAAACTTCTTCTTTCCAGTCAATCTTTGTGCCTGCAACATACATCATTGATGCCTCATCAACAATAAAGTATTTTCCTGTGCCCAAGTCTGTCACTTCATCATCCTCTTTAACATCTTCTTTCTTGTCTACAAATCCCCACTCATACTTGAACCCTGCACATCCACCACCTTTAACCATGAGGCTGATTGCGTATTTGTCTGGATTCTTATCCAATAACTTTTCCATTTGGTGTTTTGCTTCTTCTGTTATATCGAACCATTTCATACAATTAATTATCCTTAGCCTTGTCCAATCCTTGCAACTCCGACTGACAACCAAAACTTTGTTGCGTCTTTCTTGCGTTGGAAACTCATGTATGCGTTCTGATGCTCCCAATGATTCATTGGATGTACCACATCACCCGCTGGTTCGAACCACCATCCCCATTTTCCATTGCAATTTAACTGGCACCATTCTATTAGATCTCCGCCAACACCATTTGAATTCATGTCAATATTGAATTTAAATTTTTTCATGTAGCCACAATCATTTGGAATATCTTCCAAGCTCGGATTTATCTTTTTGATTTTAACTTTGCCGTATGTCTTCATTGCCAATTTTTAACCACCCAGTCATCACCGCAGTTGAACGGCTTCGGTTCACCATGGAACACTGCCACGTTATTTTCAGGAGTAATGTCTGCGGGTTTCCTAAATATTTTTTTTCCATCTTTGTTTAAAATTTTTGTGTCCTTCAATCCAATCATTTCCCATTTGTAACTTCTTATCCAGTTATCCGGAAACCAATTGATGTCACTACTTGCTCTTTTCGTGATCCAGTCCTGATCTCCATGATTCTGTGCCATTATTTTCGACGCATTTGCTTTAAACTCGTCCCATAGATAGTTCATAGAGCCAGCCTCCCATCTCATCACACTCGAGTTGCTCATTTTCCAATCTTTTACCCTACACCTATTGAAATCTCGTATGATATGAAACTTTCCAGGATTATGTGTGAACAAATTATCAATGTTGTTGAAAATTATTACATCCAAGTCAAAATATAATATGTTGCCTTTCAATGGAAAATGTCCTCCAAACATCCATAGTTTGCTCCACCATGTCTTTATTGCAGGATCATTTGGCAACTGGATTGTTTTTATGTGGGGATCTAAGCCTTTTGGGTCATCTGTGATACAATGAAAATCATATTCCACATTAATATTTCTTTTGCACATATTATAAAGTACATTTGCATATTTCGAAATATATTTGTTACCCCATTTGACGCAAACTACGTGATTCATAACCCTCCCTCAAATAATCCATTTGTATTTTCTTCCAGTCATCGCTTTCTAAAGTGTATGGAAAATAGTTTTCCCAAGTTTTAGATCCAATTACATGGATACTTTGGATATTTAAATTATTTTTCATTATATCGTAAACTTCCGAAAAAGATTTATTTTGGAAGCCTAACTTCATGTCCACCTGTCCTATTTTAATGTAGCCTAAGGCCAATTTTGGATCTTCCCAATCGTACCCATTTACTTTCAACCAAGTCCTGAAATCTTCCATTTCCTGTTTTTTGAATTCGTTCTGTTCAGTGATTGTTTGCCCCCATTCTATATCTAATTCACCTGAATAATATTTTTGATGATTTATTTCAGAACACAATGCATCTGTCATCTTTGGTGCATGTTCATCTCTGAAAACCTCATACAAAGTTTTTCCTATTTGGCTCCAATGTAGATAAACTCCACCTAGTTCACGATCATATCTATTTTGCTTAAAAAGTTCAAAATCTTCTTCGTGTAGCTTATATCTTGGTGCATTTAGGAACGTTGTGATTTGGCTGGGCCTTATCCATTCAGGATTATAATGTTTTTTCCTATTTGCGTTTACCCAACTTTCAATTTCATGACACAAATTATTCAATTGCCTTATTGAATATTTGGTTTCGTAATCGGCCTGTTTGTAATACTGTGAAATCTGCCATGCCGATCCCTGTAGATCCTCGAAATATCTATGTAATTGGTTACAGGCATCATGCTTTAATCTTAGTCCATTGTTTTCAGTATATTGGAAATCATCGGTAACAAACGGATGTATTTGCGGATAAGCAGGATCAAAATCAAAATTGTTTATGACCGATATGGTTTTATTTAATTCACCTACCAGATATCTAAGATCTCTTTGCGAATCCGCCCAACCTAACCAACAAAAATTTTTTTCTAATACACGTTTGTTTACTAGATTATCCTTTAGGGCATCCAAAAATCTTTGCCCTAAAGGTGTGTCATATATGTTTATTCTTAGTTGTTTGTTGTTTAGTTGAACAACAATGTTTTCAAATAGAAAATTATTTTCTTGAATAGATGGCACTATTTGCTCCGTGTTCCATGCACTCTACACTTTCTACAAAACACCTGCCGTCTGTTTTTTCCTTGATCAATTTATCTGCAAAATCAAATGCGTGTTTGGCAAACATTTCTGCTCCAACCCCGTCAAAGATTCTGACTTCAGCAAGATCATGTGTTTCAAGTTCCTGTAATTTTTCAATTTGTGGATCATTTTTGTCCAATGCCAGTTTATGGTCAAAATGATCTTCAAGCCAGGCTTTCAAAGGTTTGAGTCCACCAAAATCCACTGCCCAGTTTTTATTGTCTAGTGTTTTACATCCAAAAGTAAATTTAAATGCAAGACTATATCCATGTAGTAAATGGCAGTGTGAGTGGTCTGCGTTGGGTTGTCGGAACACACAGGCCAATCCTATGTTGTGTCCATATGTTTTTGTCGAGTAGTAAGTCATCTTTTCTCCTTAATGATGACTTGCAGAGTGTTTATAGAGGGATGAAAGTCTTTGAGTCCTCTCATTAGTGTAACCTTTTTTTTGTGTCTCCAAGGTCAAGTCCTAATTCTTCCGATGCTGATCTAATTTTGTCAGTAAGCTCGTTGGGTATATTTAACTCTCCGTCAATTATACTCTTTAAAAAGTGTACCAGTACCGAGAACTCTGGTTTGTTTGCCACAGTCTCTGGATCAACACCATGTTGTTCCATAGCGTTCAACATCGATTCAGATACATCGACCAAAGCATCTATACTTCTCTTTTGCTTTTCAAACATTAAACTATTATTCCTGGTTTCTTCGGCACTTCTATTTTACTAAACACCTTTTTATATTCTTCTTTGATTTTATCGTTAATGTAGGCAATAGAAGTAATTTTGTCTTTGGCAATATTAATAGGCTTATCTTGTTCAGCGGTTGAAAAAAAAGTGCCAAAAGCAAGTCCTTGTGGACCTTGCATCAACACCAGTGCTTTTTCGATACTGATGTATGAATCTTGCCCACTTTTGTATTTTGCAATCACTTCTTCGCCGGACGCAAGTTTCAGAGTAATATGATCTCCATCATTTATATTTTCAAACATATCTATATTATAAACTTTATTTAGAATTTGTCAATTGTTTGTTGACCCATGTGGCCAAACCTTCGTAGGACTCTTGAAAAACATTTTTGTGGACCTTCCATTCTTCTGGCATCTGCCATTCTGAGTTGTTTACCACAATCCATCTGCAATCCGAATGTTCAAAAAGTTTGTCAAATTGGTATATCCAGTATCTTGGGTCAACTGGTCTTTTTATATAAGTGTAGCCCGTGGATCCTTTATAGATGTTATTGACATTACTTGGTTTATTTTCTTTTCCTAGTCCATATAGATCCATACCAATAAGGAATATTGCCTTCGGCTTAAAACTCATGCCAACCAGTGCGGCAAATTGACCTGTACCCCAATGGAACGGATCATCTGGCCTTTTTTCTCCTTCGTATGGTAAGTCAGGAACCTTTTTAACATTTGGCCAGAACGCAAATTGTTTGTACCAATTCTCTCTAGTGTAAATTGTTGTGTTTTTGCCACAGGTGTTTGCGGCCTCTTGGCACATATGTCGGTCACAGGCAACAATATAATCTAGATTATGATCCCGGAAAATTGCATTGCAACCAACCACAGTGGTAATACCTTTTAGTACAGTTATGTCAAAACCACGCCTACTTTCTCCATTGCCTATCACACTTACAAACTTGGTCATAATACTATTTAATCACCCCTTTAAACGCACACAGACGCCTTTACACTGCTGGTAAAGTGTTTTGTGTCCAAGTATATCCTAGTCATTATATGCTACTAGTTTCCACACCGTTTTGTACTGATCCCATGCCTTCTGTAGAGCCGGATATTTTCTACGTAGACGTATTGCTTCTGTTCCAACCATTTCTTGTTCGTACATTGCCTGTTCAGAATCTTTAGCAAATGGTGACTGCTCCACCATTTGACGTTTACCGTTTGGTAATTGTTCATATACGGTCTCCCCACCGTCGGGAGAAACATACATTGGATTTTTTACCAGCCGCTTCGGGCGTTTAAATCTTTTATTTTTTTGTCTACCCATTCTATTAATTTTATATTTTTTTCTTGCTCCGTCAATTCACCTCTCAGTTCTTGTAGCACTAACAACAACTGCCATTCCTTGGTGCTAAGTGAGTTGTCTCCGTCCATCAGTCTTTGCTTTTGTAAGTATCATTTTCACTATAATATTCAAAATGGTCAGCGTCTGGATGAGCATATCTCATGCCGCCAATTTTGGCAGAGTCTCCTTTGTGTCTTGGTATGAAATGTATGTGCGGCCACATAATGGTTTGCCCTGCACAATTTCCTATGTTCATACCCACATTGAAACCAGCCATTTTACCTTCTTTTATCCATTCTTTGCCACAATAATAGGCAAGTTTATAAGATTCTCCTATGAATTCGGGTGTGTCTTTTTTTGGAATGAAAAGGGTATGTCCTTTTACACACGGATATTTGTCTTTGAATACGCCTGTGTATTCATTTTCAAAAATTGGTGTGTCGTTGCCCAACCATGTAGACTCTTCGTACCTAGATATTTCTTCAAATGGCTTCTTGTAGGTAAGTTCGGGCGATGGCATTGGTTTCTATTACTCCTATACTTATGTTACTAGAGTTTGGTTTGTAACGCAACCTAATTTCTCGCCAAAGTTTTGTGGGAGACACACTTGGATTATGTGGCTCCAATCCCAATAGTTGCACTATTGCTTTCCTCACTTTTTCGGCAGGTCCATGTTTTTTGCAAGTGTCTGACCTGCCCACATGAACAATTTTATCACCGATGCGTATCTTATACACACAATTTAGTTTGATCCATTTTGTGGTGGGCGTTTTTGAATGTCTTAGACGTTTGCCTTGGAAATAATAGAAATCCTTAAGTTTGTACCATTTCATTTAATGCCTAACTGCTTATAGACGGTTTGGACTTTTTTTGCCTGATAATAACAATCTGCCAATGCATTGTGCAAACCAGTTCTCTGTTCATTAGTTTTTGGAACCAAACTGAAAAGTGTCCTAGAATCCCTGATTTGCCAATATTGCCACGGCACAGGATGTCCTAATTGTTTATATAAATTTTGAAGGATGGCATAATCAAATAAAGGTCCTTGACACCAAAATACATCTACACCCACGCTCCATTTGTTAATTGTTTTGATCATTTCTTCTAAACTGATACGGTCATTATCTCCTAATGCTTCTTCGGATATTTCTTTTGGTTGGGTTGACCACCAATCCAGAGTGTCCTGCATCACATGTCTGCCCATTTCGGTCTGCGAATCTACATCAACGCGGAAGTACATGCCCTGTGCTGGCTCGACTGTCGTGTAAGGGTCAAACTTCACACCACCCACAGTCAGTATTGTTGCGTTTGGATCTGTCGAAAGTGTTTCCAGATCTATCATGGCATGTATCATACCACTATTATACTATAGATATCTGGTAATGTCAATTTGGTTTTTATGCGTCTGTGCCAGACTGTATGGCAGGATCCATTGTGGGTTTGCCACCTTGTTCTAAGTATTTTTCAAAAGATGAAAATGTTTCCCTGTCCCAACAATGTATCTCGCCTGCAGATGCTGGAAAAAGTAGTTGCATGTATTGTGTGACTCCAACCGCTTCTGTGATGCAATCATCATATGTTTCATATTCAAATTCGGAATCATAGACCGCTTGGCAATCTACACCAAAACATATTATCATTACCATTATAAATTTCATCTTATTTTCCTGACTAAAAGTACTTACTTCTTCTTTTTGTGTTGCAAAGTACGTACTTTAGTTTGTAACCTAATTAGATCGTTATCTAGCATCCGTACTCGATCAATTAGGGCGATCAGTGTAGTTGATGTTGATCCTAGCTTGGGTTTTATTTCTTTAACAATATAATTGTACAAATAAAAAATAAAATATGCAAGGAAAAAAACTGCAACTATTGGAAAGCCATAATCCTGTATTAGTGTGACTATGGTATTAGCTGGACTAACAACCTGCATCAATCTTTCCTCGCATCTTTCTTGCCGTCTGCTCTGGCAATCCTATCTGTGTCAACTGGCAACCCAAGTTGTTGTGAAACCTCTTGATCAATTTTTATGATATCGTTGTTCATGGTTTTGACCCTGTTATCCAATTGAGTGATTACATTTTGTATGAAAGTTATGGAACTGACAACAGAACCAAGGATGTACTTTATTATAATCATTAAGAAAGCACCCATTCCTATTGTTGCCACGATAGGCAAACCTAACTCTGCAACTAGTTTCCAAAATGTGTTCATTATATGTGTATTTAATCTTTGATGGTATACACTTTTATTTCTTCGGTCTTGCCTTTGACTGTGATACTGTCTATGTATTCAAACGGATAATTTGTCTCGATGGTGTGCCTTGTGTCTTCACCTATTACTATTGTTTTGCCTAGCGTCTTGCTAGAACTTTCTAATCTACTTGCCAAGTTCACCGAGTCACCAATGACAGAATAATCAAATCTTTGTTCCGATCCCATATTACCAACTAGTGCATCACCAGTGTTTATACCTATGCCTATATTAATTTGTGGTAGTCCTTCTGTCGAAAGATGCATATTCAAATTATGTAGTGCCTTGGTCATCTCAATGGCACTCTTCACTGCCATTTCCCTGTGTTTTTTATTTTCGATAGGGGCGTTCCAGAATGCCATGATACAATCGCCCATGAACTTGTCTATAGTTCCACCATTAGATATTATCACGTCGGTCATTTTTGTCAAAAATCTGTTTATTAATTTTGTAAGTCCAGCAGGATTGCCTTTATACTTCTCACTAATGGGTGTAAAGCCTCTAATGTCACAGAATAAGAAAGTCATGTTTCTCGTCTCACCACCTAGTTTCAGTAGTGATGGATCTTTTTGTAGTTTCTTAACCATGCCAGGATCAAGATAGTGTTCAAATTGTTTTTTAATTTGTTTTCTCAATCTGCTTTGCGTGGCAAAATTATTGTATGTGCTGTGCGACCAAATTAAAAAGATGTATAGCACCGCAAAAGATGGGTCAACTAAAAATCCTTTGTTTGCATATGCCATGTAAGAAGCATAACTTATTCCACCTGTCACAAATATAAGCAACGGAACAGAAAATAAAACAGACACTCTTGGTACAAGCACTATCATTAATAATCCTAAAACTGCCATGAAAATAATTTCGTAAGTGTCTGCTTGTGGTATTCTTAACAAATGTTTTCCTGTCAAAAGTGTATCTAATGCCTGAGCAGAAATCATTTGATCAGTTGTTAGTCCATGCGGTGTGTATTTTAAAACACTTAATCCTGCGGCATCCATTCCAACAACAACAATACGTCCTTTTATCTTGTTTTCATTAAAGTTGTTTGCAAATATTTCACTAGCTGACATCTGGATATATTTTCCTGGATCAGCATAATTTATGTACATTTCGGCATGATGATTAACTGGTATACCTGCTTTTTTACTTACAAGCACTTCGTCGATTCCGTGTTCTTTTGCAATTACTTTGATCCTTTTTGAACCATTTAATAATCTTACATTTTCTAAAATCATACTTGGATAAATTTTATTTGCTATCCTGACAAGCACGGGCAGTTTCCTAACAACTGCATCCGGTTCTGGAGACGTCACATTGACTCCCATGCCAGAGACTCCTGCACTGATTTTTTGTGTTGGTGATACTATGCCCTCATATTTGTACAACCATTGTTGCACATTTCCTTTTTCGATAATTGGCGTTGTGCTTGGAAGGTCGATACCTTTTTGATTTTTGACACTCATTAAGATCACAGCCTTTCCAGATTCTTTTAACACTGTAGAAAAAACTGCATCGGTATCCAACAAAACGTTACCTAATTGCTCACGTAATTCATTCGACATAGGCATAGATTTCAAATATTCAACGCCACTCATCCTGTCCGGTTCGGCAAACAAAATATTATAATTGATTAAGAGAGCACCCGCATCACCGATCCTGGCGTGAAGCATTGCCATTATGTGCCTTGGCCATGGCCATTGTCCGTATGTTTTAAGATCTTCTTCTGTGATGTTTACAACGGTTATTGAATCGCTTATTACATCTCTTGGATGAATTTGTTGGAAGTAGTCCCACGTTTTGTATCTCAAAGTCTTTACCGTGTCACTGTCGTCTAACCTAACACCTAATAAAATTGCGGCTACAATAATCACCATCCATATGCTTGTTAATATCCTCATCCTAATTCTTTAAGTCCTTCAAGTATGCCAATTGATACGCCAAAGAACAGTGAAAGTCCTAACATAATCACAGGACTCAACAACCACAAGTACCAGTAGTAACGAAATATATTCTGTCCTTTTGCTAATCTTATTTTACGATGATCCAAAAACCAATGCACTATTCTTTTTATAAAACCTTTGATATGTTTGTTTACAAATTTATTCAACAACCAACGTATCACTCTCATAACGATCAGTATGGGAGAACTTAACACGTCAAACACTATTAAGAACACGTCTACACTGAAGTCGACTATGTTGTCGGCAGTCATGGCCTTACGCCATCTTTCCTTGATTGTTAATTTTTTATCGCTCATCCGCCTCCAAATCCTGTCCAATTCCATGGATCTTTAAATTTGTCTTCTACGGATTTATGTGGACGCACTGTGCATCTGATACAGAGTCCAACTAATATTCCTATCAAAAACCAAGTCAACATTATCTTTCCTGTAAAGCCTGTCCAACACTATTATGAAAAGGTGTTGTCACATAACTTAAAATTGTCCTTTCTCCTGTCAAAATAAAGATGTGTACTTGCACACCTGGAACTAATTTATATTGCATGTCTCCATTTGCAAAAGTTTGTTGGTCCAATTCCAATTCAATTTCATAAAAACTGAAAGACTGACCTTGCACCGCATCCGGTGATATGGAAATAAGTTTAGCATCAATTGGTAGGTATGTAAATGCTTCAGAACTTGCAAGTTTAATTTTTGCAATCTGGCCAACTTCGATGTATCCTCTGTCTTTGACTTGCAGTTGTCCTTGCACAATAC